GTTGTATTGCTTGGTACATTTTTAGCTACTGCCCAGTATATGTATTCATATCCATTTTCATTTAACATTGCATCAGCTATACTTTGTTCAGGGAATGAAAATCCTGTATCAGATATCGTAAAAGTATTTAATGAACTATCACCTTCTACATTACTTCTATTTGGATTTATAACTTTTTTGCTACCCCTTCTTGTATCAAGTATTGCCCAATTTTCTACATTGCTTGATGATTTAATCATAATAAAATCAGGTTTAAAACCTACATTTACAGTTACTCCTGATGTTGCTCCAGTATAGCTTCCAAGTTTTTGATACCCTGCAATATCGTGGAAACAGTAAGCAATATATTGTCTACCACTTGTATTTGCATTACCAAATGTTTGATTTAATGCAAAAGTAGTTGCAGATGGTACAAGCCAGTTAGTAGATGTATCTTCTACTGCATCACTATTTAAAGTAAGATATTTACTATTACCTAAAGATGAATGATGCACAATCCAGTTAGTAGAACTATCACTTGTACACTTAATAATTGTCATATTTGGTGCAGCTGATAATCCGTGTGGAATTTTAGTTCCTGAAACACCTGATCCATCATATTTAACAATACTAAATCCTGCATTAGCATTTGCACTAACTAATATTTCAGGTGGACCACCAAGTTCTAAATCATTATTTTGTGATGTACTCTCTGCATATAATTCAGCTACACCAACATCAGATATTGCACCACGATAAATTCTAATTTGGTCAAGTTGTCCATTTAATGCTTCACCTGTATTTTCTTTTTGCCCAAATGTTAATTCAGCACTTGATAATGCTCTATTTTCACCTGCATCTCTTATAGTTGTATAAGTTTTCTTTTCACCATTAATATACAACGCGTGATTATTTGGTGCATCTACTGTAACAATATGATACCAAGTATCATTAGATGCTGTAAAATCAAATGTTCCGTATTCATAATCACTACCATCGTGTTTTCCCCAAGTTTGGACTAATTTTGCACCATCATTTACACCATAATAATTTAAAGTCCAATCCCCGAAGCTATGTCCTGCACTTGCCCTTTGGTCAGTATCATAAATCGTTTGATAAGAAACTGTTACATCATCAAATTTAACCCACAACGATATTGACCTGTCACCTAAAGTAACACCACTTACATCAATAAAACTTGAACTTCCATTAAAATCAGCTGCTTTATTAAACTTACCTGTAACATACGATACATTAGAAGCAGTTCCATTATAATCACCTGTTACATCATTCGCATTATCCTCAAATTTATATACTGCTATTGCTGGACCTCCAAAGATTGTCGGTTCGTTATCATCAGCTTTAAAAGCATAAGAAATATTAGATGTATTTGTTGAAGCGTGTTGTGCTATTGTTACAGTTGTTGCACCTGCATTCCAATCTTTCACTCTCCATTGATTTGAAGTGCTTACTGCATTAGCATCATTACTTGATAAGTTAGAATTATTACCTCTTACAATATCACCCCAACTCCAATGAGCACCCTCATCTCTTGTTTTTGTTACAACAAATTGTGGCTTAAATGGAAAACTTAAATCATAATCTGAACCACCTGTCATATTATAAGTTTCTATATCAAAACTACTTGCAAGTGTAGGCTGCTCTGTGTCAGGATCTGCAGCAAATGCCATATAGATATATGTATCACCTGTATCATTAACGTCATCGTGGTCCTCTTTAATTTGAAATCCATTAGAAAGAAAATCTACACCACCCATATCTGATGCTTCTTGATTAGCTCCATTTGCTAACAAATAATTTATTCTTGGATTACTTGTGTTTCTTTTATTATCATACATAAACCAACTTCCTGCGTCATCTGCGTTTTTAATCATAAGAAAAGCAGGTTCAAATCCTGTTTCTACAATTGGTCCATCATCAGAAGAATTACCTTCATACGAACCAAACTTTGAAAAGCCATCAATACCTGCGAAAAAATAACCAACATAAGTGTTACCACTTAAATAACCATTACCACCTGCTGCAGTATTAAAATAATATTTTGTAGCATCAGGTGCAGTTCCAAATACATCAGATGAACTTCCTGCATTAAATTGTTCTAAAGATAAATAGCCATTAAAGTCTTTGTGTCTTACAATCCAAGAATTAGTACCATCTAAATTTTTTACCAGTAACATATCAGGTGCAACTCCAAGTCCGTGACCTATACTTGCTGATGAGCCATTACCGTCCCAAGTAGCTATTGAAAATCCTGCATCTGTATTTGCTTGTACTGTACTTGTAATACTTCCATCATTATTTGTGCTTGTAGTTCCTCCATTTGCCTTCCAACACCAAGCCACATAAGTTTCACCTGCATAATTACTTGTCCCATCAGCGCCTAATGTAAAACCATCACTGTCAAAAGATTGTATATGATTAGACCTCGTTTGTTCTGCATTACTGCTATTTGAAGAAATTACTTTAGTACCTCCTCTTGTCGAATCAGCTAAAAAATGCCAACTATTAGAACCAACTCTAACTTTTGTCCAAACAAAATCAGGTTTAAAGCCGACGCCTGTAATAGCTTGGGTTCCACTATTACCTGTATATGTAACTACCTTAAAGTTCTCGCTTGGTACTAACCCTCCTGCTGCTGCAGCACCCTGTAATAATCTCTTATTTACAGCCATATTTAATCTATATTAGGGAAATCGTATGTCTTAACTTTCTTTTTAGTAGTTAATGCATTGATTTCTGATTCAACTGTCTCTGATAATTCTCTTAAAGCTACTCTTGCATCTACAATATCTGCTGGTACATCTGCTCCATTATCTGCTTCTCTAATTATATACCAGTCAGTTTTTGCAAGTTTACTTCCTATTCTATGTTTAAAGTTGGTAATCGCTTGATCTTTTAATTCTGCTAATGTTTCACTCCAAGTTATATCTTCAGTATCTTTTTTAAATACTGTTGCTTGTGTATCCCAATAAATCTCACCAAGTGTGTGTATTCTTGAGTCATAACTCTCATCTATGATTACATCAAATAATCCAGCATTTCTTAATGCATCAGCTGACATAGCTCTCGCATTTAAATGATGACCTGTTGAAGATCTAAATGATTTTGGTACATCTGGGTACGTTGTGATAATTCCGTTGTTGTTTACTGCTTTCATATTATACTGCTTCTTGTGAAATTGAACCCCATTGTTCAGTAGCTCCATTTGTAGATACTACTTGTATTAAATTTGAAACTGTTCCATCATATGTACCGCTTATCTCTTTTAAAGATGTTGGTAGTGTTAATGCAAAGTTTCCTGTTACTATAATGTCTTTAACCATTCCTGTAGAAACATTACTAAATGTTAATGTTGTTGCTTCAGTTATAGTTAATGTATAAACTTGTGCGTCTGAAAAGTCTATGTCTACTGTTGCTGCCGCTGTAAGAGAATCAATAGTAGTAAATTCATCTGCTAGTTTAGAGTATGTTATTGAATCATCTGCTACACCAGCACCGTCATATAACTCTGTAAAGTTATCATTTGTTTTATCAAATGCGGATCTTATTGGATCTCCTGTTCCGTCATTTGCTGTTGTTCCTATATTTATCGTTTGTTTTGCCATAATTAATATAATGTTTTATCTGCTGTATATAATGTACTATCTGCTAATACTAGCGTTGTGTCTGCTCTAAAATACGAACCGTCAGCGTCAAAAGGGTATATTATACCCCATCCATTTTCTTCATTTACATTTCCCCACCACGATACGTCATATATTGTTCCAAACATACTATTACAATAAGTTTTTTAATTTTTTGTTATTCTTTGTCAAGTCTATAATGTATTTTTTTAATCTTTGCACATTATAGGCTTTTGGTTTGTATTTTTTCTTTATAATACCCATCCCTCGAAACTAGCATCTTTATCAGGATATACATCCTCGTTAGAGTTACTGTTGTATTCTGGAAAACTGTCATTATTAAAGCTCATGTAGCTAATAAATCTGTCCGTATAGTACTGGGCTAAATTTCTTTCCTTTTCAATAAGAAAGTCAATTTCCGTTTTGTCTACGTTTGTTGCATTTTCGCTAGAGTGTTTAAAGACTCCTTTATTAGCGAGTGTATATGCAGCAAAAGGCAAATACTCTACCATAGCCCAGTGAATAAGCATTGGCTTTACATAATCTGTAACTAGATTTAAATAACTTCCAGTTAAACTACTTGCTATTATGTCAGCTTCTATCTTATTTAATAAATCTGTACCTAAATAGTTTTGAATATGAATGTCTTGTGCTATCTTGATAAACTGAATAAACTTATCAGTATCAACATTACCATTCATTGCTGTAAACTTTACTATATCTTTTCTGCTAATTAATAATGCTTGTGCCATTTTTATCTAGGGTTTTTATATCCGTTATTTGGCATATCTTTAGGAGCTATTGCTGCTTTTTTATGCCCTGCTGGTCTTGGTTTATAAGATTTAGGAATACTATCTACTTCTTTGCTACTTGCTAAAGATTTATCTTCATAGTATTCTCCATCTTTTTTCTTTTTTAATTTATAAAGTCTTTCTTCCCACAGGTGACCACAGTTCGGTCCTCCTTTATATTTAAATAGATCATATGATTGTCCTTTATGTCCAAATGATTTATTTACTCCTGCTCTTGAAGCTTTATCTATATCTTCTAATCTATACACAACACCATTTCTTGTTCTTTTCATCATGGTAGAACAAAACTTTCTACTGTTGCCACTTGTATATTTTTCTTCGTATGCATATCTTACTTTGTATACGCTTTTATCTAGAGTACTTTCACCTGATGGTTTAGACTTAACTGATTCAAGTTCTAAATCACCATCTATTACTTTTTGTTTCCACTGTTCCAAACCTTCGTTCTCTTCAGAATATTCTCTCTTTCCTATAAGATCATAATCCTCCATAATCTCTCCCTCTAACTCTGCTAGAAAATCATTACCCATGTCATCTGTAAGATCTGGTCTTTCTTCTGCTAATTTAACTCCTGTCTCTTCTTCTCTTGATTC